CTGCGACTAGACTGGGTTCCCAATACAGTATTTCTGGATCAAACGTAAACACTACAGACGGAACCACGGCAGGAACCATCTCTGCTGGAACAATCACCAGCGGCGTCATGGCTCCTGGTACAATTTCCGCTACTCAAAAAACTGCTGGAGAAGCATTCTCCTTTAGTTCCTCTTACATTCAAGGCGATGCAGTCCCAACTTCAGCTGCTTCTGTAGGTGCTGTTGGTAACTTTTCCAGTCAGACTTCTTATGCTGCTGGAGTTGCTGGTGATCTGGCAGGTACTATTGCAACTGACGGTGGTATCGCAATCACGGCTGGTGGAGCTGGTTCTACTGCCGTCGGCCAATTTGTTTCCGAAATCACGGTTATCGACTAATGAATAAACTACAAGCACCAATCGGTCTCGGATTGGTTCTTGGAGTTCTTCACGCACTGACCCAAAGTGCTTGGTCAGTCCCGGTAGTCCCGAATTTTACTCAGGGCTCAATGACTAGCCACACTGAAACGACTTCAAAACAAACTGAGACAATTAACTCTATAGACTATGCAACAGGATGGCAATATTCAGTTTCGGGGACAAACGTTTCCAACAACGGAGCGTCACTGCTTCCCCCAACAGTAACAAACAGTGTGAACGTGACTCCATTAGGAGGAATCGAAGGACAAGTTACAAGTTCCGCAACTGGAATAGACTTCAGCAATTCCAATTTCACAATCACAAATCCAGGAGCGGCATTCCAGTTTACAAGCACCTACCAGGGGCCTGGAATGACAAATCAAACTGTGATCCAAAGGGTCACGGAGGTTACCAGCGTAACCGACACAACAAGTATCTTTACCCAATAAAAGCATTATGCCTAATAAACCTTTTAAACCCTGTGGGTGCGATAGCTGCGGATGTGGGGGGAGTAAGCGCAACAGCAAACCCGATAGCAAATAGTTCTGGTTCAGTAACTAACCAGGCCATTCAGGTTCTTCAGGGACCTTACATAACCAACACATATGGAGGAGGTATCAGTTGCCAAGGGCCTACTGCAAACTTCACTCCATATATTACTCATGCACGTAATGATAAAGATCCCTTTGAAACTCATTACTTTGAACCTCAATATGATAATAGAGACTTTCAAGGTCGAATGGTAGAGGTTACCAAAAATGTGAAAAACTGGCCATGGGAAACTTGGTATGATAATAGAACTTACACCAATGCAGATGGTGATGAGGTAAGAGCATATGAAGATGGTCAAGATATGACCATTACTGTCATGGAAATGCAAGGTGATGGTGTTCCTGATAATCCAGGATCACAACTCTGGCAGAAACCAGTGAGAACTGGAATGACTAGAAACAGCAGCACGAGTGTTGGATTGTCTGCAACACTTTCTTTGCCTCTTGATAATAGTCTACAAGATCAATGTAAAGAAGCAGCAGCAACACAAATTGCTTTACAGGGTCAGATGCTTGCCAATAAACGATTAGACTTTGAGTTAGCCAGACTCAAGAATTGTGGAGAATTACTGCAAAAGGGAATTGCTTTCCATCCACGTAGTCCTTATGCGAAAGTATGTGGCGATGTGGTGGTGATGAATAAAAATGCTATTGCACCACACATTCATTCTATTCCTTCTACTTCTCCTGCTCCTGCTCCTGCCCCTACTTCTTCAAAGGTCGAACAGAGCGCAGCGCCTTCACAGCCTGATTCCTCTGCCGCTGTTCAGCAATCCGCTCCGCCGCCGATTGCGGCGGGATCTTCTTACCCCGTAAGGCGGCAACCTTCTTCAGGACTTTCTTCACAACAGGTTTCACCACTTTTAACAGAAGGTCAGCAAGAGGTTTTGCGAGCAGTGCCGATGAGGTTGCCACGACAGCGATAGACGCAGTTGTAGTTACCATACCTGCTGAAGGTATATTCTGAACAATCTGGTCGGGAATAGATAACTCCTCAAACACAGGGAGACATTCTTTCCCGACCATTTCATATGCAGTAATTTTTTTATTTCCCTCTACAATCTTACCTACAGGATCTTTTAACTGCTGTGCCCTGGTAGGACACTCAGGCATTGGTGCTTCTGTCTTAGGAACATTAGGTGTTTGTGGAGGAGCAGGTGGTTCAGGTTTTTCTGGTGGTTTAATTGGTGGAGGTGGTGGTGCTTCCTGTGTTATATCTAACTTATTCGCATCATAATCAATAGGATAATAAGTGGGTGTTCCTGCATCACACAGGGTCATAGTACCCTTATCATCCTCATTTCTTAAATTTGTATTTTCATTGCTGTCTTTATGTGCAGTAACGCAACCAGGAATATTAACAATAGGAGTTCCAATTTGTGTAGTGACTGGCGGCACGGTAGGAAGTGCCATTGGTGGATCTGATGACATCCACTTAGGGACTTCTGGAATGTTTACATCACGTATTCTCAAATTATTGAGACGAATTTCAGGGATTGGCATTAGCAGTCATTAAATACTTGTCCTACTTGAGAACCTGCTTCGGATCCGATCTTTTGACCTAAAAGCAGTGCCCATCCACCAGCTAACCAACCGACGTATGGGATACTAGCAACAGCGGGGACAGCAACACCAGCAGCAATAGCACTACCGGCCATCGCACCTTGTGATCGTGCGCCAGCGTCCGCCACTATGCACTCTACGCTTACACCTCCGCCCTTTCCCACTTCACCTATTTCACCTCCCCCTATATTACGGGTTCCTTGTCTAGTGTATTGATCCCGACGATACTCTGATCTTTGCTCCGTTCCACCACCGAACCACCCTCTCCTCTCTTTATCAAGATCAAGTGATCTTTCTGATTCTAAGACTCTGGGATCATCTGCATGATACTGAATACTATATCCATCTTTTCCTGCTTCTATCTTATAGGAAGAATATGGACCGTGGGGAATATTAATTGTAGGAACTTCAAGTTTTGGCTGCCTAATCACATATCCTAATAATCCGATATGTGCTACGGCAACTAAACTACCAAGAGAAATAGCAGCAATTTTAATTTTATCCATGGTTAGAATGGCATAGCGGGACCTGTTGTCTTAGGCAGGGAAGGAATAGCACCACCAGTAGCACCAGGAAGTTCTGGCATCGCTGAATCCATCATTCCAGGAAGTGCTCCTGTTACACCATCAAGTGCTGCCTTAGTAACTTGTTGTTTAACACCTTCTATAATCGCATCTTTTTGGAGATAGGCATACGTTCCACCTCCGATGATGCCCGAGACACCAACAAAAGATAAAATTGATAGTACGTTAATAATTTTTTGCATTGGTTTACTCCACTAATGTTCCGTGTGCTCTACGAATTTCACGAAGTGCTTCAAGGTTCATGTCTTTGGTTCCACCATCATATGCGTGAGCATATCCCTCTGCGATCATTTGCTCGTTGAGGGACACCTCTGCGTCCCCAATGTATAACCAGCCCAGAAGACGACCATATTTCCCGACGCCACCAACAAGTTCAGTCCTAACAGACAACTCATCGTCACCACATATAGCACCTTCCAACTTTTCTTTGAGCCAGTTGGTTGCGTCGATTCCAAGTGCCTTCTCCTCTAAGTTTTTAGTTCTTTTTTCAGGGGTATCAACTCCTGCAACTCTAACTCTTTCTTTTTTATATAAATCAAAACCGAGGTCAATGGTGACATCAATTGTGTCGCCATCAAGCACTCGGTTAATTTCAACTACTCGGAAGTTGTAACACGACTTCCGACTGGGTGGAACCATAGCGCCCATGATTGATCTCCTTTGCATCTACTGCTGTTGCTATACCGATTAATGTAATGGCAGCAGTTATGACGGCACCGGCACCCCATACCCACTTTTCTAATTTACGAATTCTTTCACGAAGTTCTTCTGAAAGTTTTTCAGCATCCTCAATGCGATGCACCAGGAGTGCTATCTGCTGGTCCTGATCCGCATCCTTTTGGTTGATCTGATCCGCCATCGTTCAATTCATCAAAAGCCATACGCATTATATAGACAATATAGTACGTGACACCAGCTAAAAGTATAATTAGGGCGATAATTACACTCCACACAGGGTCATTTGGATTTTCTAAAGGGCGGAGAAGTAGTTCCATTAATAAAGTTCTTCCTCTGCCTCTGCTTGAATTACACAATCACTAGTGGGATAGGACACACACAGTAACGCAAACCCTGCTTCAATTTGATCATCATCCAGGAATGATTGGTCCTCCTGGTTTAGAGTTCCCTCTAATATCCTACCCGCACAACTTGAGCAGGCTCCAGCACGGCATGAGTAAGGGGCATCAATAAATGCCTCATCAGCCGCATCTAGTAGATATGTATCCTCTTTACACGGAAAAACATTTTCCGTACCATCAGGAAATTTAAAGGTAATATTGAATGGCATTCCGTTTATCTTACATGAATTTTACCCATCATGCCAGCCGCATGATGATGACCACAGAAGAAATCATAATCACCCGTCTCATTAAATTTTATGTCTTGAGTTTGACCGGGACTAAAAAATAATGCTTCTCTTGATAGATCGGCACGTCCTTCCACAATGATATTGTGGGGTGGGAGCATACCATTAACAAAGTGGACAGTTTCTCCAGAATCGATTGTAATTTCATTTGGTTCAAATTGAAGATTGCCATCAGAATTCATCGAAACATCTACTGCATATGCCATTCTTGGAAGAAGTAGAATAACAAATCCAACGACAAGAAGAATTATTGCTTGAATTATTTTCATTTTGCGGAATGCGATTATCCTATCTATGTCTTTCTCACCGATTTGTAACGAATATTTGTTTTGACTTCATGACTTACCATTTCCGACATTTCATCACAACATTTACTCCACATATCTCTTGCTCTTTCAGTTTCTTTACTATGCATATCTACGTCCCACAATTTCTTCCACGAGTACCAGAGGTAGGTACACTCCTCTGACTTCTTCTGTAAGTGGGGTTCCCGATACATCAGATACCAAGCAATTTTCTCTGCCTTTCAAAGTATCCTTTCAAGATCCAAGAGCTGCTATTCATCTTATCGTCACCACCCACACTGAACTCAAATTGAACTCTGGGATTATTACCATACATGTCTAATTCTGGTGTGTTACCTTTCTGGCGATCTCCACCATTACAGAATACGACAGTTTCTGCGATCTCTAAGCACTTAGCAATGGCACCACATGCAGATCCTACTTCATCATCTGGTACGGTAATCACTGCATCAACCATCTCAAGATGACGTACAATTTCAGCACGTTCAACCCAAGACAGAAAATATTGTCCTTTTTTATCAGTCAACCATTCATTAGTATTCAGTCCTACCACAAGGTAATCAGAGAAATCTTTTGCTCTCTTAAAATATGAAATATGGCCACTGTGGATAGGATCAAATCCGCCAGTGACCAAACTAATTTTCTTAAAAAACATAATGATTAAAGTTAAATCACATCTTATATGTATCGTTTGGTTTATCTACCTTTAAGGTGACTGGTGCTTGCTCGATTCGGAGAGTCTGATGTGGTGCAGTTTGTGCTGCTGCTTGAATCAAACGCTCCATATCTGCTTTGGAGATACCACCTCCACCACCATTAGCACCATTCTTCTTAGCAGTCTGGACGCCGAAGCTTGCTAAAACCCCTGTGAAGACGGAGGCGATGAAGGTGGGGTCCAGTTTCTGTTCTGGGATTCCGAGTGCAGGAGGTAGTTTAATGTACGCCAACGTGAGGATTCCACCAGACCATACAAGAATACCAAGCCTGACAAAAGTAGACAAAATTGCAAGTTGTTCTTCCTTATCATCTGCTGCCTCTTTAATTTTACCGAGGATACCTTTCTTTT